GGGAGCCATTGTAGCACTATCACAATAATCATCGTAATCTCCATAAGGGAAAGCTGCCATTTCCTCAATGACCTCATCTGCAAAATCATGTTCAGGTGCAAATACCATGCCTGATTCAAACATAGGTGCAACACTATTCATTCTTGCTATTTTATCTTGACCTCTGCTTGGAGTGTAAGCAGTAACAGGTATTCCCATTCTTCTTAACTCGTGAGTTAAAGGAGTGCCTGACGCTTTTGCCTCAATCAAAACACAGTCTGGATCCCAATATCTATACTCCTCTAAAGCTAATCTTTTTAGTTCAGGAAAATCACACCTAACTCTTTTTGCATCTAATAATATTATGGAATCAGGTGTTTCATCACCTAAATTAAAAATTGCCCATGTAGTGATAGCTGAGTAATCTGCTGTTTCTTTTTTTGAAAAAGCAGTATCATAGCTTTGAATTACATAACTGTAGTTTGGCACAACATCATCCCATCTACGCCACCACTCTCGTTTTACTATAGATCCCTCTTCAGCTGTTGGGTTTTGCATCCATTGACTATTCCATTTAGCTATAGGCAAAGATGCTTTTACACCTAACAATTCTTCTTTTTTCCAAAATTCAGGCCATAAGGGTTTCTCTGTTTCTGGTAAAATAGCAGGGAACTCAATCACATCCCATTTGTCTGCATTTTCATCGTTCTGTTTTTTTAGCAGCTTACCAACTAGGTCTTTTGTTGACCAACGAGTCATAACTATTACGATGATACCGCCAGGTTGTAAACGCTGTCGCGGCCCAGAAGTAAACCACTCATAACAAGATTCCATAGCTTTTGGGGATAATGCGTCTTGCTCTGAAATAGGATCATCAATTATTAAAAGATCTGCACCACGACCTGTTATAGCGCCTCCAACACCTGCTGCAAAAAACTCTCCCTCTTGGTTGCTTGTCCAACGACCTGCGCTTTTATTATCTGCTTGAAGTTTTAATTCAGGAAATATATGTTGGTAATCATCACTATCTATTATATTTCTAACTTTTCTACCGAAACGAACAGCAAGTTCAGCTGTGTGTGTTGTTTGAATTATTTTTAAGTCGCCTCTTTTACCCATCATCCAAGCAGGGAAAAAAGTTGATGCAAACTCAGATTTAGTGTGTCTAGGTGGTAAACAAACTATTAAACGCTTACATTTACCTTTGGCTATTTGGTTAAATTTATCAGCTATTATTTTATGATGTTTGCCTTCAACAAATTCAGGCCACATAAATTTAACGAATGAAATAAAATCTTTTTGACAAGAATCTTGTTTGTCTAGTTGATCGTATTTTTGCATAAGAGCAACAGCCTCGGCTTTGTCTTGCTCTGATAGAATGTCAAAATCTTTAAATGATAATTTGCTCATAATTTTAGACGGAAAGAGCGATTAGGTAGCGACATAGTAACCGCTCAATCCTAAGTGCTAAAGCACCTAATTTAAGTATAATCTAAATAAATAGATTTAATTAAATATCTGTCCAATCTTTACCCTCGAATAATAAAGCCTCTGCCTCTCTACGCCTTACTAAACCTTGTAAAACTTGCCCACCTGCTTTATTCCAACGCTTTATTTGGTGAGGAACTTCGTCCCAATTTTTATTGTTAATTTCCTCTAGCATCGTACTTTTATTTAAGTTTGTAGGCCCTAAATTGTATGTCCATGCTACTAAGGCATCAAATTGATTTTGTTCTAAATCAACTTTTACTGCATCATTGACATATCCACCATACTCATGCAACTCCTCTTCAAGCCAAGCATCAGCTTGTTCTTGAGTACAGGTGTCGCCAACTTGGACATTTTTTGTTCTGCCATACGCAATCGTTAAAACATCAACAGCATCGTAATAAGCCTCTAATTTACAACCCTCAAATTTTTTGATTAAAGCAATTCCCTCATTTGATATATTCATATTAACCCCACACTTTTGTTTTTTTCCCACCATCATAGTCAACAGCAAGATTATTTTTTTTAAGAAGTTCTGCAACATTGCCTTTATCACAAAAAATATCTCCTAAAACTCTTCCATATTTATCAGTCCCATAAGATTTGAGTGTTATATCGCCAACTAACCACTCTTTTAATTTAGCCTTTGCAAGTAATCCTAATTCTTTTTCTTTTGCTCTTTCTGGATATTTTTTTATGTTTATGCGGCTTTCTGGAGTGTCGATTTTGGCGATCCTTACTGCCTTGTTATGGAGTTGAACTGAAAAACCAAGATCTATTGTTTCTAATCTAATTGTATCTCCGTCAGTTACAGACTTTAGTTTGCATTTGTAAACAAAACTATCTGGTATCTTACTCATTATTTGTAACCGTTACTTGTCTATAATATACAACGACATCTTTTAATTCTGTTATATATCTTTTTATTTCTTGCATATTGTAAGCCATGACTTCGTAATCAGGTATGGTCATAGCTAAAAATACTAACTCGCCCTCTTGTTGCTCTATCCTAGCTAACTGTTCCTCCCAATTATCAGGTGTTACAACGATCCACTGCGGTTGTTTAAGATCAATCTCTCTAGGCATGATAGGTTGTACGATTGTACGCTCTATCGGTTTTGCAGTTACTTGTATTGGATTAGTTGGAAGTAGGCTGCAACTGTAAGCCATCATCAAGACCATCAACATCACTGCTGATTTGTTCAATATCTTCCATGATATGTTTTGTGCCATTGTTTATTTTCCTCTCCATTTCAACTGGATCAGCAAGTATTTTAGATGCTAATTCATAATTTTGTATAAATTGTGTATAACGATTTAATTCTCTTTGTGCTTTTTGACTTCTTATTGTTAGATCCTGTAGTTGTTTTGTTTGCAACGCAAAATCAGCTTTGATAGATTTTATTGTTTCCTCTTGTGTTGCTACAGCGTTTTCTAACGCTGCATTATTAGCTACAAGTATTTGATTTTGGCTAAAAAAATAATACACAGCAAACAAAAGTACGCCAATAACTCCTAAAAATATCTTACTCATTATTCATACACCAATGCCAAGCATCATTATCAGAGTGTAAAAAAACTTGACATCTTTTAAACTTTTCTCGCCATTTATCAGAGTCGTATTTATCGTTCCACTCTAAATCAGAGTCATTTGCTATGGGTATAAATTGTTGTTGTGTAGAACAGCCTACTAAAAATATGCTAACCAGCAAGAGGGTTCTTATTATCATCTTTTATCTCCTCTATTTCTTTATCAATGCTTTCTAAATCAGCCTTAATTGTAGCTATGTCTGTCTTGATATTAGTAACATCTGGAACCTCTATGCTGTCTATTTCTTTTTCTAAAAACTGAACAGATGTTTCGATAGCTGCAAATCTTTCTTCAATAATTTTCATTTCATTTTCAGCTTTATCTACGCCTCCTATTTTAGATTCAAGATTTTCTAATCTGTTGATATAGGTTGCGCCTGTGTAACCAAAACCTGCAAGTGTTGATACTATGCCTACCAATGCGATTATTTGTGTTGTTTTGTTTTGTAACCAGTCCATGCCTACCTCCATATTTCTGGTTGCTCTGCAATCATGCTTTGTAAATTATTTATATTTTTACCTGCATAATCATAAAAAGCGTTTATATTATCATTTAGTGTAGCAGATACATAAATATCTTGCGAAACATACCAAGTCTGATTATCTGGTATTTTGTATTGAGTATATGTATCAAACTGTGGCACATAGCCTATTAAAGAAACTAAATTAGATTCATCGCCATATTCTCCTGTATTTTGTTGCTCTTGCTCAAGTTGTTCTTGTTGTTGCTCTATGTTTTGTGCAATTATCTGATCAGCTATTTGGTCTGCCTCTGATGATGTCATAACTCCACTAATTGCTGTATCTATCTCACCTTGAACATTCTGGACTTGAACATCTGTCATAACAAGATCTGTATTGCCATCAACAGTATTCATGGGAGTGATACTCATACTTACACCACCGCCATCAGAACTCATAGACAACACCTGATTATTTTGTGCATTTGCACTAGCTATTTGATCTGAAATACTTGGTGAACTTGATGTGCTTATACCTCCGCTAGATGTTGATCCACTAGCAGATGTGTTTGTTACTAAAAAATTATTTGATTGATTCCCCTGCGTAACATTACCAACATTAGAACTGTTTGTTGCAGTGTGTAAAGCGTTTTTAATAACTTGTAAGGCTACATTTCTGAGTTTTTTATTGCTTGTAGGGCTATCATTTTCAATTAAATCTATTTCTTCAATTATTTCTTCTATAGACTCATCATTTTCTGCATCTACTTCGGCTAATATTTCTTCTCTTAATTGTTCAAAAACTTCCTCTAATTCTTCAAAAACCTCTTCCACAATCTCCTCTTCAAAAACTTCCTCTAAAAATTCTTCTTGACGCTCATCTCCCTCTACAAATCTTTCTTCTCGATTATCATCACGGTTGCCTCTTTCCTCCTCGAACCAATCATCAAGTTGATCGATTGTTTCAATTACTAATATTATCTCTGGCTCTCTAAAATCTTCCACAAATAATGTTTCTTGTAAAACAAACTGCTCAACTAAAATGTCCTCTTGATGTAAAGGATCTTCATGTCTTGGTAAAAAATCCCCCAAGAATGGTATAGGATCAGGCTCAAAAAATATTTCAAAATCCTCTCTAAATGGCTCATCAAATGATTCTTGTGGTTCGTTAAAGTCATCAAAGACAAATGGCATATCCTCTTCAAAAAATTCTATAATCTCAAAAGGCTCTTCAAAACCATGCTGGTGGTGTTCATCTTCAAATATACCAGTGGCAAACTGCTCTTGCTCATCTGTAAAACCATAATCAACATTATCTTCGTTAAAAAAAGCTACTGAGTCTTGTTGCCTAAAGCCAGGACAAAAAGGTGCATATTGAGGATCATCAGCACATTGTTGATCATCATAAGCATCCCAATAGTTAGGGCATGACTGACTATAAAGCTGAGTGATATTACATTGTTGTGTTAATAAAGCATCTGCATAACCTGAACAACTACTATCATTTAATGGATTAGAGCAATCGACACCATTACCAGATCCTACACCATACAGACTACCGCCACCCTCAAGTGATGTGTTTGCCGCTGTATTATTCCAATCACTATTTACGCAATCGCTTGAATTTGTTGTGCCTACATTACATTCATCGTGAAACAAGTATTGATAGACTTGGTTTGAGTTTGCACCGACTTCACCAATTATTACATCGTGATTGATAATATCTAGTTCATCATATCTATACTCGAAAGTATTATTTGGATAAAGTATGACTTCAAAACTGTTATCAGAGTTTCGATTATACTCTCTCATGTCATACCAACCGAATATCATCTTTGTATTATCACCCCACGACTTCATGCGAGAGTTGCTATCCCTTATTAGATCTGTCCAAAAAGGAAACATGGTATAGGTGTATTGGGAACCAATAGGATCAGGTGTGTAATCGCCACAATAATTATTATAGTTAATATTTCCTGTGCCTAATCCAAAGTGTAAGCAACCATTAGTTGCCATACGCGCAGCATCAAAGGTCTGCCCATAAAATGTAAAATTAAATGTAAGGTCTATATTTGTTGATAATTGATCGTCACCGACTGAATAAGCCAATTCACCCTCAAAGTTATTAGCATTCTTTTGTAGTTGATAAAGGTCTTGATTAGCCTCGTATATGTATTGTGCCTGTATATTCAGACACAAACACATCACCCACCATAAAGTTCTTTTTTGCATTGCGCCTTTGATTTTTTCTTACTGACTACTACTTTGCTTACAAAACCAACAACATCAGCTTTTATTTTTTCTCTATTAGGATTTCTCTCTTGTGTGCATGACTGTAAAAATTCTGCCTCAAAATCTTCTTTGTCAGGTCGTTTTTGTGGGTTTGCTAACCAGAGTTTTTTAGCCTCTTCGCCTATTTTACCCTCATAAGGTGCAGGTGTACCAGCCGCCCACATGGCTTTAAATACTCTCGCATCTTGTGCTAACAAAGATATAGCAGCCACCTTCATTCCTTGATTATATAGCATTTGTGATAGCTTTAACCTTTCACAGTTTTCGTCAATTACTGTCTTGCCACCAGAAAGACCGATCACTTGGCCACTGAACGCTGCACTTTGTCCAACACGGCAGATATCTTGCGAATAACTCATGATGCTAGGTGCTATAGCACTAGCAGGTGGTGCTTTTGATCTTACTTCTTGACGAATTGTTTGAGTGCTATTTGATTCGTTAATGTTTCGATTAGTATTATCTGAAACTGTGTTGTTCATATTTTGATTCAAATTGCTGGTTTCAACCTTAGATTCTGATTCAGATTTATTGATATTGGTATTTTGTGAAACTGAATTAGAGGTGCTTTGAGAAACATTATTGTTATTAACTGTCTGATTTACAGTG